TCATGTTTTTTGTAGTTCTCTCATCAATTTGCCAAACTTTTCGGACGCTTCCTTTTTTCTGTCTTGCGTAACATGAAGGTATATTTTTTTAGTTGTATCTTCATCGTCATGACCTAATCGATCCATAATCAATTCTAACGGTACATCAATTTCAGCTAAAAGTGAAGTATGTGTATGTCGAAATGAATGGGGTGTTAGCTGCTTATTAAAATTCGGCATTTTATTTAATATTAATTTCATGTGACGATTCACGATTCGTAAATACCAAGGGTATCCCATAAATTCTCCATATAGGCGTGCGAATACAAAATCAAAATCTTTGTAATGCTTTTCGTAAATTGTTTTAATCTTTTTTTGATTGAGCTGGTGTCCAATCAACAACCCTATCAATTCTTCTTCGATGTCGATTTTACGAATGGAGCCATTTGTTTTTGGTGGCGTTAATTCAAATTGATTAAATTTATTTTTGGGATTATAAAGAGTCTTAGTAATATTAATGGTACCTTCTTCGAAATCAATATCCGACCACTTTAACGCTAATGCTTCACCTGGGCGCATTCCTGTCCATGCTAACGTGCTAAAGAAAACAAAATCACCTACTTTACCACTTTGATAACAAACGTCTAAAAATGCCTTTAATTCATGTTTTTCAAAGTATGTATCCGTGATGGTTTCATTTTCAATTTCTTCTACAGTTTTTATACGCTTTGGAACAATGGTGAATTCAGTAGGATCGTCCAATAGTATTTTCTTTTCCTTGGCATATTTAAAAACTTGTTTAGCAGTTCCATGGACGTTTGTTAAGGTATTGTATGACAATTCTTCATGAAGTCTAAAAAGGAATTTTTGATAAATATCTTGAGTGATATTTTGCACCTTAACATGGCCGAATCCCTCGTAAAGTTTATCTAGATGATAATCTTTTGAACGAATAGTGCTATTTTTTACACCACTTTTTACATAACGTTCAAACCATTCCTCACCGAGATCACGAAAGGTAGCTTTACTTTTGAAATCTAAATTCCATTTATCTATTTCATATTCCATAGCGCGAGCAGCTTTAATAGCCTCTTTTTCTTTCATGAAACCTCTTTTGACAATTCGTTCGCGTTTCCCAGTAGCAGGGTTAGTGCCGTTTTCAATCACATACATCCATCGCTCTTTACCGTTCTTCAATTCATATTTCTGGATAGAAGCCATGTAATCTCCTCCATTAAAAAACTTAATCGATTAAATAAATACTCTTATATTTATATTTGCTGATGGAAAATGGTTGTTTAAATATTGATCTAATCTCTTTTCTGCAAAATCGTACTCTACATTAAAAAGTAAGCAGATTTTGATAATAGCAAGTTCCTTTTTTTTAGGTAGCTTAATCTGATTTAACATAAAAGTTGGTACACAAAAGTGCAGCGCAAAACTATTTGCCTTCCATTCTTGATACTCTCTAAAGAGAGGATTAGATTTCGCTTGATTACCAGAATGTAGAGTTGCATGACATGATTCATGACCAAACTCTTGCCATTGTTCTTCTTTTGATAATCTGGAGTCTAAAAAAATTACATTACCTAAATTTGTAGAATTGCATGGTAGATAAATTAAGTTTATCCCAAGTAATGAAGCAATGTTTTTTGGGTCTAGCTGTTCTGGGCTGGTTACACCAATACTTAAATAAAGGTTTCTAATGTAATCTTCTAAATGTGTATAAACGAAAGTCATAACATCCCTCTTTTGCAAACATATGTTCTTTTGATATTAACAAAAAAATTCACCACAGAAAAGGCGAATTTTTAAATGTCTGGAAAACCTACATAAGAATGTAAATCACTTTTTGTTTTCTTGTTGTCTTTTTAACACTTCGTAGAAAATCTCGAATTGTTCTAGTGCGTCTAACAAATTTTCTGGTTGATTTTTAAAGAACAAATCCTCTCTAGTTAAAAAGAAATCAATAACTTCTTTCTGATATGCACTTAGGTTGTTGTAATCATCGTCCGAGATACCAGCTTGTGTATGTAAAGCCTCTCTGTTATTGGTTCTGCCGAGTAGATAATCAACAGATACATTATAAAAGTCGGCTAATTTACTTAGAGTTTCAAAATCAGGTTGAGTAGAAGATGTTTCATAACGAGCATATGTTGATCTATTTAATGTAAGGCGGTCAGTTAATTCCTTTTGGGATAAACCCTTTTCAGTGCGCAGTTTCTTTAATATCTCGCCATATTTCATACAGTACGCTCCTTTCTATTCTATATATTATAAGTGAAATTTTTGCACAATAAATATTTTGTGAAAAAACTACACAAAAACTATTGACTGTGCAAAAAATGCACGATATACTATGTGTAAGAAATGCACAAAGGAGGTAATCACATGTTTCCAGAAATCTTAAAGAAACAAAGAAAAGCTCTAAAGTTGTCTCATGAGCAAGTTTCAAATATGGTTGGGATTGAACGTTCTTATTATACAAAAATTGAGAACGGCCTAAGACCAAGTGTAAAAGTTGCACAATCAATAGGAAAAGCATTAGGCATAGATTGGACCATTTTTTTTATTGAAATTTGTGCAAAAAATGCACACACAAAAACTGCATAAATGAAAGGAAGCGAAAACATGGGATGGAGCCTGGGCAAACCAAAACGTAAAAAGCAATATCCATCGAATGAATTCAGGAATTTAAAAGGTTCAAAGAGAGAACGTTTTATTGCTGAAAGGAAATCAAAAGGTCTTACACAAGCACAACTTGGTGAAATTGTTGGTTGTTCAGCGTCAATGATTAGTGCTATCGAAAGTGGACGAGTGAAACCAGGTTTAGAAGTTTCTATGAAATTAGAAATGGCATTAGAAACATCATTTCTTGAATTGTTTTGCGATTTATAAAAAATACTTGACATGAAAATTTGAATAATTTCCATTTTTACTTTTTAAACAAATACAAAAGAAAACCTACGAAGCATAATTTTACATTTAATTACAAAATAACTTGAAATAAAAAGCGTTACGAAACTAATAGGAATGAAATTATTTCCATAAATGGCAATGTGTCGATTTGCTAGACTTTTATTATATCAAATAAGGAGGTTCTATTATGAATCTAGTAATCATTCAAAACAGACAAGCTGTAACTACATCATTACAGGTAGCAGAATCGTTCGAAAAGCGTCACGACCATGTATTGCGCGATATTGAAACGATTTTAGGGGGTCTCCCCAATTCTGGGGAAGCCCCAATGTTCTACGAATCTACTTATGAACACCCACAAAACAAACAACAATATCGCATGTTTTATATGAACCGAGACGGCTTTACTCTACTAGCGATGGGTTTCACTGGACAAAAAGCAATGCAATTTAAGCTTGCATACATCCAAGCGTTTAATGAAATGGAACGTCAATTAACTCAACCGACTACTGCTGAATTAATCGCCATGATGGCACAACAGGGTGTTGAACAAGAACGTCGCTTGAATGCAGTAGAAGAAAAACAACTTCAATTAGAAACTAAACAAGATAACATCGCTGAAATTGTCGCTCTTAATCCTACTGAGTGGAGAAAGAAAACAACAACTATCCTTAATAAAATCGCTCTCGCTCGTGGAGGATTTGAGGAATATCGAAAAGTTCGAAATGAAAGCTACCAAGTTTTAGATGAACGAGCTCGATGTAAATTGGATATTCGTTTAACTAATCGTAAAAAAGAAATGGCACTTAATGGAGCGACAAAAGCAAAAATCGATAAGGTTTCAAAGCTTGATGTTATCGCTGATGATGCACGCTTAACTGAAATATATTTAGCGATTGTAAAAGAGATGGCAATTAAGCATCAAGTTAAAGTAGAAGGGTTGGGTGCCTAGTGATTGAACTAATTCGCAAAAATACCTTATTAACTGATGAATTCGCAATTGAAACGGATACAAATATCGACCATGCATTATCTGTCATTTCTATTAATCCAGTTGAAGGTAATTCTGCTGATGGTTTTGCAGAAAAAATCGGAATTACATTAAGTCTAAATTACGAACAAATTGATGAAATAATTTTTATTTTACAAGAAGCAAGCAATGCTCTTAAACGTACAGAAAATAGATTATAAAGTCTTTAAAAATCAATAAAACAGGAGGGCTATTATGTTTGATCCCAATTTTATCTCTAATATATTTGAAAAAATTCGACTAATCATTCGTGAAGAAATTGAACAAGTCTTGAAAAATATCTCAATTAATAAATACCCTCACATGTTAAAACAAGAACACCTATGTGAAATCTTTCAATGTGAGAGAGGAGCAATTTATAAATTAACGAAAATTGAAAGCTTCCCAAGGTTTGAACACATCCATGGGAGATATCCAAGGGATTTAGTTTTTGAATGGATTGAACAAAATACAAATCAAGTTCAATCAATAAAAAAGTTAAGAGCAAGTTAGGAGAGGCCAGGGCAAACGGCCTCAATCAAACTACCAATCTAGTAGAAATCATAAGAGGTTGGGGCAAACAACCTCTTATCTCAATAATAAAGCTAACTTCATAAAGAAACCATGCAACGGTTGCATAATATGCGCAATCTGCATAAAAAGGATGGATTTATATGGACTTTGACATTGGAACATTAATAAAAAAGTGCCGTAAGAAAGCGAAGCTTTCGCAGGAGGCGTTTGCGGATTTGATGCACACCACACAATCAACAATCAGTCGTATAGAACAAAATTTGATTGCTTGTGAGGCGAAGTTTTTAGCTAGGGCAGCAGCAGTAACAAATTCACAGGATGTGGTTGTAGCTACATTGTTTAGTACAGATGCTGCAATGCAATTTCTACAAACGGTACCGATGTTCGCAGGAGGGTTATTCAATTGGATGCTTTAGAAAAACTGAATCAACAGATTAGTAGAGAACTAACTTGCATAGATGATCTAACAGATGTAATCAAACTACACGTAAAAGCAGGTCGTATCAACATAGCAAAACAACTAGAACGAGACCTACATAATTCGTTGAAACAACTAGAAAAACTACATGAGCGCAAGCGGTTATGGGCAACTGTTGAACAGCTTAATAAGAATGGAGTACTAGCGAAGGTGGTGGATAAGGTTGTGGAAATGGCTTGATAACTATTTTTACTTACCAGATGACGATGTGCCAGAATCACACAGAAAGTTTTGCATCAGTGCAGTTATTACGATGCTTATTATCGGAGTGTCAATCATCATCACTTGTTGGCAATAAAAAAGCTGTTTAATCATTGGAGTGATTAAACAGCGAGACAACATATACAAATCTATTATACCACAAGTTTTGACGTTTGCGAGAGTTATCTCGCTCTCGTCAAGCAGCTTACAGCACCGTCTCCCTACGGTTTAGCTTTGCCACTGTGAGTTGCTTGATGGGATGCCATCAAAATAAAAAACCACTGCTGGAACAGTGGCCTACAAAAACAATATTTATATCATTCTACCACAGGAGGGCAAAGGATATGAAGAAAATTGAGTTAGTCGTTTTAAAACTACGTGATTTCAAGGGCATTAAATCGCTAGACATTCAATTGGATGGTGGTAACGCACAAATTTTTGGTGACAATGAGGTAGGTAAAACAACAACGTTTGATGCCTTTTTATGGCTGCTATTCGATAAAGACAGCAATAACAAAAAGGATTTTGCTATCAAGACATTAAACGGTGATGGATCCGAGCGACATAACCTTGAACACACGGTTGAGGGAACGTTCTTAGTGGATGGTGCCACAGTCACATTAAAGAAAATTTATAAAGAGAAGTGGACTAAAAAACGTGGACAAGCTGTAGCAGAGTTTACAGGGCATGAAGTAGAGCATTTTGTGGACGATGTGCCTTTGTCTAAAAAAGCCTACACTGCCAAGGTTAATGAAATAGTGGAAGAAGAAACATTTAAGCTTCTAACATCACCTACTTACTTTAATGAACAAATGAAGTGGCAAGAAAAACGCCAACTGTTATTAGAAATCTGTGGTGACATTTCTGACGAGGAAGTTATTGCATCTAACAAAGCTTTGGCAAAACTTAATGAGTTATTAAATGGCAAGACATTAGATGACATGAAAAAGATAATTACCAGCAAGAAAAAGCACATCAATGAGGAATTAGAAAAGATTCCAGTACGTATTGATGAAATCAATAAAATGATGCCTGAAACAACAGTAGATGTGGAAAAAATGCGTGCTCAAGTTGTTCAAATCGAAAAGAATATCGAGGAACTACAGGAACAAAAAATCCGCGTGAAGAACGGTGCATCAGTACTTGATAAACAGCGCCAGTTGCAAGAACTAGAGATGAAACGAAGTGACCTTAAAAGAACGTTTGAAGCTGATAGCATGCAAGAAGTGTATAAGGCTCAAGCCAAGCTGCAAGAAGTTCAAGGAAACACACAAATCATAAATAGCAAACTGCAACAGGCTGATAACAATCGGAAATTTAAAGTAGATCAAGCTAATCGCATACAAGATGACATTTCTCGTATGGAAAAAGAAATGGATGAATTACGCAAAGAATACCGCGTGATTGAGGCGGAAGAATTCAAGCATGGGGATAATCATGAATGCCCAGCTTGTAAACAATCATTACCTACCGAACAAGTTGAAAATGCTAGAAATGAAGCGCTAGCTCAATTCAATGAAAGTAGAACATACAGACTTACCGAAATAAATCGTAAAGGTATATCTCATAAAGAGCAAGTTGCTGAATTAAACAATAGCTTAACTCTATTACGTAATGAACATGATGCCATTTTAGCAGAAATGAACAAGTATCAAGATGATTTAGTGGTACAAGATAAAGAGTTGAAGAAAGCTCAAAAGGCACTTGAAACCGCACAATCATCAGTTAAGGACGTTACAACGACTGATGAATATAAATCTATTAATCTACAAATTGAAACGTTACAGGCAGAGATTAAGCAATTAAATGAGCATGCTTACGAGGCAGTTGCTGGCATCGATGAAGAAATCGCCAAGCTCAATCTTGATCGTAAAGAGTGCAATAGTGCTATTGCTCAACACGCAAATATTGAAGCGAGTAAGGAAAGAATTATCGAGCTGGAAGATCAGCAAGCAAAACTTGCTCAAGAGTATGAAAAGCTAGAGCAAACAACCTTCTTAATAGAAGAATTTATTCGAACAAAGGTAAACATGCTTACAGATCGCATTAACAGCAAGTTCAAATATGCACGATTCAAGCTATTTGACACTCAAGTAAATGGCGGACTTAATGAAGTATGTGAAACGACTTATAAGGGCGTACCATACGGCACTGGCCTAAACAATGCAGCAAAAATCAATGTTGGCTTAGACATCATCAATACACTATCTGCTCATTTTGGTATCCAAGCACCAATTTTCGTGGACAATGCCGAAGCTGTAACCAAGTTTATAGATGTGGATACTCAACTTATTAGTTTAGTGGTTTCTGAAAAGGACAAGCAGTTACGAGTAGAGGTAGAAGGACAACAACCAATGCTTAAGGAGGCAATTTAACAATGACTAATCAAGTAGCACAACAACAAAATCAAGTAGCTCAAAAGGAAAAACAAAATGCTTTTGTTACACAGGTAGCCAAAAAAATTGAAGATATGAAACAACAAGGTCAAATTAATTTACCAGATAACTATTCTGCAGTAAATGCATTACAAGCAGCTTATTTCACACTTACAGAAGTTAGTTTCAGTGATAAAACAGCATTGATTGACAAAGTAACCCCTGAATCGGTTGCATTTGCTTTACAAGACATGGCAATCCAAGGTTTATCAGTAGCTAAAAAGCAAGGCTACTTTGTACCTTACGGAAACAAATTGCAATTCCTACGCTCTTATCACGGTACTCAAGCCGTTCTTAAACGACTACACGGTGTAAAAGATATCTGGGCAAATGTTATCTGGAAAGGCGAGGAATTCGAGGTTGAATACAATGAACGCGGTCAGCTTGCTTTCAAGGGCCACAAGGTAAATTGGAAGGCTGCAACAGGTAGGAAAGAGGACATCGAAGGTGCATACTGCATCATTGAGCGTGAAGATGGCACACAGTTCTTAACTGTTATGACAATGGATGAAATCTTAACAGCGTGGTCAACAGCTAAAACGCAAAATGTACAAAATAAATATCCACAGGAAATGGCTAAACGTACTGTAATTAATCGAGCATCAAAAGCCTTTATCAATACATCTGACGATAGCGATCTTTTAATCGATGCTGTTAACCGTTCAACAGAAAATGAGTTTGAACCTACTGTAAAAGATATGGGTGATATTGAAGAAGTGAAACGAGAAATCGAACAAAACGCCAATACCGAAGAAATTGATATTCAAGAACCACCAACACCAGTCCAAGATGCTGATTATGTAGAAGTGCCACAACAAGAACAGCAGCAAGCATCATTCGCTGATGGACCAGGATTCTAATGATTCAAATCAAAACTCTAGCTACTGGCAGTAAGGGGAATTGCTATCACGTTACAGATGGTAGCACCCCTTTACTCCTAGAGTGTGGTATCAGCTTCAAACAGATACAGCAGGGCGTTAACTTCGAGACTTCTAACCTCGGTGGTGTACTTGTTACCCATGAACACAAAGACCACTGTAAAGGCGTGGAATCGGTGTTAAATCGTGGGCTTGATGTTTACATGTCACAAGGTACTAGAGAGGCATTATCGCTTGATCATCATCGAATTAAAACGGTTGAAAGTAAGAAGCAATTTAGAGTTGGCACATGGACCATATTGCCGTTTGATGTGCAGCATGATGTTAACGAGCCGTTAGGGTTTTTACTACAGTCAGACAACGGCGGAAAGCTGTTATTCGCAACTGATACCTACTATGTGAAATACCGATTCAAAGGCTTAACTCACATCATGATCGAGTGTAACTATGACCAACAAACTTTAGATGAAAACGTTGATAGTGGCCGTATACATCCAGCAATGAAAAAGCGTGTTATGAAGTCACATTTCAGTTTAGAAAACTTACTAGAGTTCTTTAAAGCTAACGACTTATCAAAGGTCGAAGAAATACACCTACTGCATTTATCAGATGGCAACAGCAATGTGGAGCGCATCTTTAAAGCAGTTGCAAGGGCAACAGGCAAGATGATTTTTATACCTTAGGAGGAATGAAGATGAAATTAGATGGAAAATGGATGATTACTTTTGATGAAGAGGAGTGGGACCCAAATAATTTTGGTGAGTTTGATACGAAAGAAGAAGCGATTGCTTTCATTAATGAAACAGGTGCAATTCAATTATTTGATATTTATCTAGATGAAATAGGGGACGAGCCAGATCCTGAACAAACAGGTGTAACTATTTACGTAGGGCAATGTCAAGGATTCGTGCCGTCTGTAAACGTAGATACGGTGTTAGATGAAATTGCAGAAAATGCTTCATGGGTTGGTGGAGACTATGCCGATGATTATTTACACCATGTTCCCAAAGATGCCCAAGAAGAACTAGAGGAAAAACTCAATTCAGTTTTAAGTGAGTGGATTGAAAAGCATCAATACCATCCTACATTTTATTCAATCGAGAACATTGAAACAATAGAGAAGTCTTTTGAAACAGTAAGTCTGTGATGAAAAATTTGAATATTGGAAATATGGAGGGTTGAAGTATGAACAAATCCTTGAAATTAAAACTCGAACTAATTCGAAAAGAAATCATTAGTGAAATTATCGCTCGAAAAACTAATCAACAACTTGATACAAATACAGCTTTTAAATTTATTCAAGAAATCAATAATGCGACTTATAAAGAGCTTCAAACTCTAGCAATAGAATCTGTGATTCACAATAAAAAGGTTAGTGATTTATTTATAGATGGCACACCACTGCCATTTTAGGAGGGGCGAGGGCAAATGGCTAAATACAGGAATGTACACACAACTTTTTGGGACGACGGCTTTGTATTGGATCTAACACCAGAGGAGAAATACTTCTATCTGTATTTGATGACAAATGGCAATACAACGCAATGTGGCATCTACGAATTGCCATATAGAGTCATTGAAATGCACACAGGATATAACCGAGAAACGGTTCAGAAACTACTACAACGATTTGTGGAGTATGGAAAGATCACATACAACGAATCAACAAAAGAAATCATGTTAAATAATTGGGCAAAGTACAACTTTATCAACTCACCGAAAGTGAAAAAGTGTATCGAAAAAGAGCTGCTTGCTGTGAAGCATATACCGTTTGTAAGGAGCTATGTAACCTCTTTGGAACAGTTAGGATACCGTATCGATACGGTATCAATACTGTTAGAAGGAAAAAGTGAGCCGAAAGTACCTAACCCTAGTAATGGCGAGGGTTCGATACCGTATCCATACCCTATCAATACCCCTTCCATAGACTATGGGGAAGAAGAAGAACAAGAACAAGAAGAAGAACAAGAAAGAGAAGAAGAAAAAGAACAAGAACAAAAGAGTGGTCAGTCAGTTTCTTCTCAATCTGATTTTGCTAGATTAGTTGAATTTACAAATCAAAACATTACACCAGTTCTTCCAACAATAGCTGAACACCTTGGTTATATCTTGGATGATTACAAAGATATTGACTTAATTCTAGCAGCATTACAAAACGCAGTATTAAACAATGCTCGTAACAAAATTAAATATGCAGAAGGTACGTTAATCAATTGGCGTAAAGACATGATCACTTCTTATCAGCAATTACAGTTAAAAATGAAGGAGGCGCAGCAACTTGCAGGCAATCAACACAGCACTACAAAAGGACAGCGTACTACACAAAGTGAACTCGGGGTTGATGTGGGCTTCTAGCAAATGTGAGAAACATGATATTCCACTGATGATCGTAAATGGCGAAGAATCCTGTCCTAGATGTTTTTGCGAGAAAGAAAATGCTGCATTTGAAGCTGAATTCAAGGCTGAACTTCAGCAACAACAGGCAAAGGTTAAGTTTAATACACTCGCAAATAAAAGCTTGATACAGGACAAAACGTTATTAGATGCAACATTTGATAGCTATATTGCACAGACGACCGAAGAACAGGCAAATAAACAAAAAGCATTGCAATTTTTAGAACGCTACCAACAAGGTCGCAGATTCAATCTATGGTTTAATGGCAAACCAGGTGTAGGGAAGAGTCACTTGTCTATGAGTATCTTAAAAGCTCTCAATAGCTTACATGTATCGTGCTTGTATATCGACATTGATGAAATGTTGAGAAAGATTAGAGCCAGTTTTAATGACAAGGAATCTCCATTCACTGAACAGTATTTCATTGATTTACTAACGAACGTTGATTACTTGGTACTGGACGATTTAGGAGCAGAAACAGGAAACATCGATACGAACAAACAAGCAACAGACTTCACCAGTAAAGTATTACGAGCCGTTGTTAACGGACGACAGGATAAGTCAACGATTGTTACTACGAATCTATCAAGTAAAGCGCTAATGAATATGTATGATCCAAAGTTAATTAGCCGCATGATGAAGAATTTAGAAACGATTATTTTTACAGAAACAACGGACAAGCGTATTAAAAATATCGGATTTTAGAGGGGCAACAGCCCCTTGATGGAGGGTGAAGGGATGGATCGTAATGAGTTTCATAAAAAGCTTCATTCAAGTAAGGGCATGATGTTAATCGTCACAGGTTTAACAGCTTTGGTTGAGGAAGAAGGTTGCACAGCTCACGAAGCACTGGATATAGCAAATACAGCTGGGAAAGAATGCTATTTTGCACTGAATGATATTCATAAAGAGGTGAAGAAATGATAAACCAAGAACAGTTGAATGCCATTAAAGAACGTGTGGCGAAGGCTACACCAGGACCATGGGAGTATGACGAGGATGAACGAGGTATTTGGAATAAAGGTGGTTTTAATTATTTAGGTACAGTAACACTATTACACAACTCGGCTGAATTTATAGCTCATGCTCGTGAAGATGTGCCAGCGCTTGTTGCAGAGGTTGAGTACCTACGTGGAATGCTTAGAGATACAAGGAAAATTGTACGTCAAAAAGTAAAAGAAGTTAAAACATTGCAGAATGCTTGTAAGAATTACAAGGCAAAGCATGAGGTATTGGTTGCTGAAAATGAACAGTTACGTGAAACACTTTGTTTTTATGGTGATTTAAGTAAATACGTAATTATAGCTCACATGAATAAAGAAACTGATTTAGCAGTTGATTTGGGCGAAAAGGCACGTCAAGCACTAGGTGGTAAAGCTCATGAATGAACAATTCCTAATCGATCAAATCATTATGTACCTTGGGCAACATCAACGCTTTGGAGGCAAACAAAACGAAACCATGGCTTATAAGCGCTTGGATCAATTGAGAGTCTTGGTTGGACTAAAAGACGCTGAAGAGGCTACGGATTATCTGATTTCTAAAATGGAAGGGGCGATGGCTGCATGAGACGACGTAACGGCATTCCAATCGACATACCTAGTGCTCGTAAGTCAGTACCGAAAGTTAAGGTGCAAAAGCCTACTGAGTATCATCACTATAACGTATACGTAACGATGTTTAAACGAGTGGATGGTCACAATGTCTGGACCATGGTTCCATTCATGCATCCAGATTTCAAAGAGCTGAAAAAGGCAGGCTACAGAATCACTGAGAAGTGGGATAAGAGGGAGGTTTCGGCATGAGTAGAGAGATTAAGTTTCGAGGATGGCATAAAGGTCTTAATAAATGGGTGTACGGATTTTTAACTCGTAATAAAAATGGAGTGTATTTTATCGAAAACGAGGATAGTCATTTTGGAATTGCTGATGTTAGTTCAATAGGTCAATACACAGGCTTAAAGGACAAGTACGGCAAGGAGATTTTTGAGGGGGATATTATTCAGTTTAAATCAATCAGAGACATTATCGAACGTTATGAGGTTGAATATACAAACTACGGAGAATGGGCTATAGGTATGCACAGACTTTCGATGAGGTTTAGAAGTTGTGAGGTTATTGGTAACGTTCATGAACACAGTCATCTACTGGAGGAAACAGCATGATCAACCGAGTCGTATTAGTTGGTCGTCTCAAGAAAGATGTTGACCTCTCTTATACTCCATCAGGCGTTGCGAAGGCTCAATTTACCTTAGCAGTTAACAGGACTTTTACTAATCAGAGTGGCGACAGAGAGGCAGATTTTATAAATATCCAAGCTTGGCGCAAACAAGCAGAGAATGCAGCTAACTTTCTAAAGAAAGGCTCGTTAGTTGGTATTGATGGAAAGTTACAGTCAGGTTCGTATGAAAGAGACGGGCAAAGAATCTATTTCACGAACGTTGTAGCTGACAGCATTCAGTTTTTAGAACCGAAAAACGGCGCAGGAAGCTCACGGGGCACTTCAAACTACGAATCTAGTACAAATACAGGTGGACAACAACAAGGTAGTTCACAAGGGCAATATGGCGGTAATAACAACCAGCCAAGTTATACAAGGGTCGATGAAGATCCTTTTGCGAATAGTAAGGGGCCGATGGAAGTAAATCAGGATGATCTCCCCTTCTAAATAATTAATCGAGGTGATACACATGCCAACATTAAGAAAAATCACCAAGGCTAGGACACCAAGAGAATTAGAACGTTTGGTTACGGATGATACGGAGAGAGGTTGGATGGTAGCAAGTAGAATGAATTATATTTCTGCTGATCCACGACCTTATCAAATACTATTGGAATTTAACACGGATAATAGCTAGTAAGTATATAACGAACACGCTGCTGGTAGAACGGCATTAGGTTGTTTTATCAGCAGACTTCTAAGAGTGCTGACAGGAGGTAACATGAGTAAAGCAAAATACGGAAACAAAAAAGTTGTGTGTGATGGAATTACATTCGATTCAACGATGGAAGCTAAATATTACAATCACTTGAAGCACCTTCAAGCACAAGGTATTGTGATCTCCTTTGAATTACAGCCAAGGTTCGTATTGTTGCCAAAGTTCGAAAAGAATGGCAAGAAATATCGTGAAATTGGTTATACAGCCGACTTTACTGTTCATTATGCAGATGGACATTCAGAGGTGGTTGACATCAAGGGAATGGTTACGCAGCAATTTGAATTAAGGAAGAAGTTATTCGACTACCGTTTTCCACACGAATTAAAGCTTCTAACGTATTCAAAGATTGATGGTGGTTGGATAACTCATGACGAGCTTAAAAAGGCTAGGAAAGCACGTAAAGAGCTAAAAGAGAAGCAATTAACGGGTAGGTGACGATTGAGTGGTCAGAAAAGTAAAAGGTAGATACATTCTATTTTCACAAAAAGAACATGAAATGGTCCAACTGGATTTCACACATGCACAAATCGAAAAATTCATCGGTATGTGGGAAGCTGATTTCTCTCTTAATCTGATTTATCGCAAGTTGAATATTCATAAGGTCAGTGCTGCTCTTATTGCTGTGGATTTGGAGCTACTAGGTGTAATAAAGCCAAGGAAACATGGATTGATCGGCAAAAGGCTAGATGGAGATTATGATGATTGGTTTGAAGAGTTTAAAAAGAATAAAGAACCAGGGTTGTTAGGGAAGAGGAAAATGGTTAGTTGAACAAAAATGTGCAGCAAAGGAGTGAGAAAAAATGAAAACTGTCGCTTGGTTTAGTGGTGGTGTAAGTAGCTTCGTTTCAATTTATTTAATGAAGGATGAAATTGATGAAATTTACTATCTGGATGTTAAAGAACAACACTCAGACACATATAGGTTTATGGGTGATTGTGAAAAAGTTTTAGGACGTAAATTCACAATATTAAAAAACGAAAAAACGCATAGCGCTGTGGAGATTATAAGTAAACGTAGATATATCAATGGGCCATCTGGTGCTCCATGTACAAGTGAATTGAAGCGCAAAGTAAGACAACGGTGGGAGCAGACACAAGATGATTTATTGCGCTATGTATGGGGTTATGACAGTGAGGAAAAACATCGTGCCGAACGACTGTTACAAACAACACCAGAACATGAACACGTTTTTCCTTTGATTGATGCCATGCTGACGAAAGATGAAGTACATGGCTTGCTCGAACGATTAGGCATTAAAAGACCTTTGATGTATGAGCTAGGATTCCGTAATAACAATTGCGTTGGCTGTGTTAAAGGTGGCATGGGCTACTGGAATATGATTCGTAAGCATTTCCCATCACGTTTTTACGAAATGGCTGCATTAGAAAGAGAAATCGGCGCTACGTGTATTAAAGGGGTTTACTTAGACGAATTAGACCCAGATCGTGGACGTATTGAAGATGAAGTCATGGGCGAGTGCGGCATCTTGTGCGAAATCGCTTATGCAAATGTAGTTGGGTAGTCGAAAGATATTGAACAGTACCAGGAGGGATATGGATGGCTGTAGAAAACGTAATTGAGCTAACAAATATTAAAGCACACCTTATGTTCACTATTAACAATGAGCACAGTGAAGATGAAGTCTCAGTGGAAGTAGGATGTGCAGAGGATATTGAACACATAATGCAACTATTTTTCAAAGAACGATGGGAAGCACTGTTTGGTGATCTTTATGACCGTATGGAATTCGAATGGGCGACATTTAACGGGATTTCTTTTGTAAATGATGATAATAACCGAATAGGTATGCAGATTTATGGTAATTACAAGCAGGGAAGTTGCTCGTTAGATATTGATACATTAGCGGATAAAAATGCTGAGAAATTAAAAAGGATTAGAGAAATTGCAATCGAGTAAATCAATCGCAATGTTGTATTCGAAAGACAATGTTCAGAAAGGGTGAATGATTTGGAATCTCATGAGGATTATGAAGAACTATGTAGTAATTGCTTTGGATATGGGCGTATCGAAAATCCTGATATGTCTATTGAATCAGAAATTGATTGTCCAACATGCAAAGGGAATGGGCATATTGAAAAAATGAATGATGAGTATTTAAACCGACGTAAGGAAATTGAAAAAATAAAAAAATTCATTCAAACAAAGCCTTATTACAAAGTTTCCGATATTCAAAGATTATTGATGAAGGGTTATAGACATTGCTACCAATTGCTTGAAGAGATAGGTGAGCGTTAAAACAAGTGTAAGAAAGATATTGTTCAGGAAGGATGAAGGAAATGGAACAACGTGAAGTGGATTTTAATGTAAAAAGCTTTTTTCTAAAAGATGATTATATCAAAGCTGGTTCTCCAGTTATGTATTTCGAATTTAATAAGTCGGAATATTACGGGTTAATTGCAGTTCGTAAAGATTACAGTCTGGAAAATAATCCTTTGAAATTATCAGGTAAGGAAGCTTGGCAGAGAGCTATTCAAACGTATATTGAGACGGTATGCGGCGATGATGAAGAAGCGATTGAGGCAATCGAGAGCTATCCGAAAGAAATTTCTAAATCAGAGGCATTATTAAAATTCATGCTTGCTAGTGAAATGAGAAGTAAAACTGTTAGTGAAGTAATAGAGCAATTTGAGTTAATTGAAAATGGTCTTGTACTGATTGATGGCAGTTTAGTTTAGTTTAGTCGAAAGAAATTGTTCAGTAAAGTTTGTTCAAAACTTCGAGCCTTGTTTGGTTAATGAAAAATATGGAAGTGTTTAGTGTGAAATGGGCAACTAAGCGAATTGTCACGTCACCTACAAAAATTTTAAAAGCACTCTAAAGAGAGTGCACTAATATTACTCATTGAATTTACTTACTTCATAAATTCCCATGTCTTTTTGCGCTAACGCACTTATAATGTCTGGAATTACTTGAATGGGGAGAGTTAACAATAGGACAACTTGATTATTAATACATTTTAGCTCATAGTCTACCAATTCGTATGTTTTTTGTACTATTTGAATTACTTGATTTTGAATACTTTCTATCTCTAATCCACCTAGATTAAATTGTACTTTGATAACATTATCGCTATAGTCTTTTCTATCGATCATTGATAAACCTCTTTTCTATTTTAGCTTGAGAAGAAAAATATTACTTTTCAATTTTAGGACGGATTTCAAATAGAAAGGTTGCAAACATTGAATAATTGAATCAACAAGGGAAGTCTGTAATTACTGCACAATATGAGGAAAGTGCGCAATTAAAAACTTTTGTCATAACGGTTGGTGAGCTGATGGTGATTGAAAAAACTGTTCAAAAATAAGTAAAAGAAAAAAGCCGCAGCGTTTGCACACGCTACAGCTCGAATTGGTTTATGCCCTTTTAAGACAATCTAGTAAAAGTAGTATATCACAACTTAGGAGGGCAAACCTATGTTAACAGGGCAAAAACATTACAATGCAGCAGAGGTATTAGAAATTATTGATCGCTATAGTCACATGAAAAGAGCATTAGGATATGAAGTAGAGAATCCATATGCAAACGATATTATGGTTGCTGATTACGATAATATTGGAATGCCAAGAGGTAAGTATAAAATCAGTGATCCAACACCTAAGCAAGCATTTAAAAACAAAAGCATACTACCAGAACGTCTAGTGAAAGAGTACCAAAGCAAGATAACATTCATTGATGAAAATTCTAGCCATCTAAAGAGAGAACGTGACATTACTATTCTTCATTGGAAACTATCAGGCATGAAAACGAAACACATTGCTGAATTAGAGGGGATTACGGATAGACAAATCAGAAATATACTACGAAAAATAGCTGAAACCATTTCCGATATTTCCGCAATTTCCGATATTTCCAATGTTTCGTGAGAGTTAAATAAAAATTGTATACTGGAGGGGAGGTCGGACAGGTAAATCTTTCTTTACTTGGTATTTATAAAAACCTAAATATTAGGGAAAGACAGACCGACGACCGACCAGCGCTGAACAAATTTGTTCGGAGCATGACATACACGGCCGGCCCATATTTTTTAAGAGATTAGGTATCTTAATTAATATAAAAGGCTAATAAAACTGAAGGAGTGGTTTATATGTGAACTTCGTCCACTTTCCATAATTTCAGTCAAACTTACTACATCAACAAGTGCACGGAAATGCACTATAAATTAGAACACAATTCGTTACAAAATAACGTGGTGTCGCTCTACCACGAGTCGGAAAAGAGCACTCGACAATTTACCACAATATCAAAGCTTTCATCTTAGGATGGAGGCTTTTTATTATTCATTTGAAGGGATGAGGAAGAATGAAATTAAACAGTATGCATGAATTAGAGCAGTATGCAAATGAGAAATTAGCCAAAGATCTACCGATTGAACTTTTCATCGATATGCCAGGGTTTGATGAACCAGAATTAATTACAAATCCACCAGCAAACATTGAAAAGAAATTAGCTTACTACAAAGCAACATATGATGAAAACTTAGAGCACAAGCATGCTAAAGGTATTCGAATTGTTGGTGCAGTCTAGCCCTTCACAGGGCTTTTTCTTTTGCTTTGAAAACTGCATCAAACAGCCAAAACGCTATGAGTTGAGAGGGTAGAGATTGGTGTGGTTTTGAGAGTGGAAATATAGTGAAATCGAACCCTATTTACTCTATGATAGAGAAGGGGGGATGACAATGGTAATATTAAGAAATCAAGACTTTAAAAAGGGTTTAATTGAATATTTAGAAATGCAAGAGGAACATGATCTAGCATCAATAATGCGTTCCTGTGATTTTGAATTATCTGACACTGGTCGATTTACTTATAGAATTTGGGATCAGACGTCTATTGATTTAGAGATTAGGGTTCCAATTCCAATGTTTAAGAAGGTCGAGGGGGATTGGAGTAAGATTACAAAGGCTTGTTATGCTATATATCCTGCTGATGATAATCATGATTTAATGAACATTGATAAAAAAATCAAAATAGTTGAATCCACCTCTTTTGTTGATGAACGAGGATTGGAAGTTGTAGCTACAGGTGCGCAAGTCTATCAAAATTTAATAACAAAAGTTCACAAAAGTCATATGGACTCTATTGAAAAGGATTATATTTTAGAAGGATGCAATTGTGCTTTACATGGAAATAGATTGGCTGCAGCAACTATGATTGGATGTGCAGCCGAAAGATTGTTACTACAATTGTGTGAATCCTATCTACAATATTTAAAGAACAATGGGGCCACAGCAAGAGAAATTGAGAAGTTTGAAGTTGAAGTATTAAACGCCAAAAAAGCCCATGCGAGATTAGATGGTTTTATTAATAAGGTTAGAAATTCAGAAGGTTTATTTAAAGGTATTGATTTAGAAAACTCTAATTTGCATTTTAGTTTCCTTGATATAATTCGGCAAGTTAGAAACGAATCTGGTCATCCTACAGGAATTAAGATTTCTGAGGAGGATTTAAACACCATTTTCGGACAGTATCAGTTGTTAATAGACAGAGTACATCCTGTAATTGTAAAATTACCATTAATTAGAACTGAAACTGCAACTGAATCAGCACATTCTAATAACTAGTCACGTATTTTTTTACGTGGCTTTTTTATTATGAAAAAATGAATGAATACAATAACAAACGTTGGAGGTGGTGTTTATGAGATATGGCTAATTGGGATGAAATTAAACTAGAGTGGGAAACCACGAAGATTACACTTGCTGATCTTGCAGAGAAACATAACATAAAGCTTGGCACATTAAAAAGCCGTAAGAGCCGTGAGAAATGGTCAAGGGATGCAACTGAAAAGGATGCAACCAAAACTAAGAAGGTTGCAACCATAAAAGAGGATGAATCCAAGGAAGAGATTGTTTATTTTACGGATGATGACGGAAGTGGTCTGAATGATAAGCAACGCCTATTTATCGCTTACTATGTGAAGTGTTGGAATGCTACGAAGGCTTATCAAAAAGCGTATAAATGCGATTATGCTACAGCTAATGCTAACGGTAGTAGATTGCTAGCCAATGCTAGTATCCGTGAGGAAATCATTAAGGTTCGAGATGGATTGACCGAGGATGCACTACTTGATAAACGAACACTCATTCAAAAATGGATAGATATAGCGTTTGCTGATATTACAGACTATGTGAAATTCGGTAGGCAAGAAGAAGTCGTTTACAACGATGATGGGCAACCAGAACTTGATATGAACGGCAATGTTAAAACATACGCTTTCAACTATGTGCACCTTAATGAATCTGCTGAAATAGATGGTTCGCTCATTACAGAGGTTAAACAGGGTAAGGATGGAATAAGTGTTAAACTCGCTGACAAGATGAAGGCTCTTGAATTTTTATCAAAACATATGGACTTACTCAATGAAAATGAACGTAAGCAATTACAGAATGAACAATTGAGGTGTTCTAATGAAGCTAAACGCATCGAAATAGAACAATACAAAAAAGACAATGTTGTTGGTACAGAAGGTAATAAATACTCTTATATGACACCACAACAGCGTCGAGAAGCAATAGAACGATTGAAAGGAATGACGAAACAATGAATGCTGAACAAGCCGAAATCGAACTATTAGATGCACTCATTGAAGAACGAAAATACCTTTCTCGACAATCGTTTTGGGAGTATTGCAAGACAAGAGCACCTGATTTCTACATTGATGGACGCACTCACCTAGAAAAGATTTGTGAGACGCTCCAAGCACTGTATGAAGGGCGTTTGCTAAATGAAGATGGCGTCCCATATGAAAATATGATTATGAACATACCTCCACGTCATGGTAAGTCACGTACATTAATTCATTTTTGTGAGTGGGTGCTAGGAGATAGACAGGAAAACCGCATTATCACAGCATCATATAATGAAGACTTAGCTACTGTTTTCAGTCGTTATACTCGTGACGGAATCAGTGAAGAGAAAGTATATCCTCATGAAATTGTCTATAGCGATATCTTTCCAGGTGTAAAGGTTAAAAAGGGCGATTCATCATACCGTCAGTGGGCATTAGAAGGGCAGCATTTCAATTATAAAGGCGCAGGTCTTGGCGGTTCCATTACTGGTAAGGGTGGTAATATTCTTATCGTTGATGATCCTATCAAGAATGCTGCCGAAGCACAAAACGAAAACGCTTTGGACAAACAGTGGCAATGGTTTACTGACACATTCCTTTCACGGCAAGAGCAAACGGATCGTTCCATTAAAATCGTTAATATGACAAGATGGAGTAAAAAAGATATTTGTGGTCGTATCCTTGATGGGAAACGTGCTAACGAGTGGTATGTGTTAATGATGCCAGCAATGGATGACGAGGGTAATATGTTGTGTCCTGAATTACTGAATAGGAAGAACTTTGATGCCTTATCTGATTTTATGGATGAGGCTATTTTAAACGCCAACTATTATCAGCAGCCGTTAGACCTTAAAGGACGACTTTACAAAGCATTTAAAACGTATGATGGTGACTTACCAACGTTCAAATCGATTCAAAACTACACAGATACCGCAGATACTGGTGATGATTACTTATGTAGCATTGTCTATGGTGTTACGTTTGATAACGAAGCCTACGTGCTTGACGTTTTATACACAAAAGCGCCAATGGAAGAAACAGAGCCAGATACAGCTAAAATGCTATACAAAAACAAAGTAAACCATGCTTACATCGAATCAAATGGTGGTGGGCGTGGCTTTGCTCGTTCTGTAGAGAAAGAATTGATGGAGAAGCATAACAGCAACTACACATACATCGAACCATTCCATCAATCAGAAAACAAAATTGCTCGTATTTTATCCAACTCAACATGGGTGATGAATCACATTTACTTCCCGATCAACTGGAAAGATAAATGGCCTGATTACTACAAAGCGATGAACGAGTATCAACGTGAGGGGCAAAACAAAAACGATGATGCGCCAGATGCAACTACTGGTATTGCTGAAAAAATAGGTGTAGGAGATACATTCAGTTTTGATTAGAAAGAGGTGAGAAAATGAGCTATTTCCCTTACCAAGGAGCTGTGACAGACACAGAAATCATCAACGAAAACATAACAGCTGGTGCAAATGATGTCATAACAGATATTAAATGGCTTGAAAACGAGATTAATAAGTTTAAAAAGTCAGAGAAGCGAAAGTGGATGTTGATTGGCGAGGCTTATTATGAAGGTGAACAAGATATTTTAAAGCGTAAACGTTGGGTTATCGGTAAAGGTGGAAGGTTAGAGGTAAATGATAACCTGCCAAACAACAAGGTACTAGATAACCAGTATGCCAAGCTTGTTGATCAAAAAGTAAACTATCAACTTGGTAAACCATTAACTATTGAAACTAAAAATGACGAGTACTTAAAGAAATTACAAGACATTTTCAATAAACGATTCCACCGCACATTAAGAAGTGTTGGACAAGATGCACTGAACGGTGGTATTGGATGGCTTTATCCTTATTATGATGAAAATGGTGATTTTACTATTAAACGCTTTCCTCCCCACGAAATCATTCCGTATTGGAAGGATTCAGAGCAAACAATTCTAGACTTCGCAATTCGCTTATACGCTGTAAAAGAGTATGAGGGTGATAGAGAGTTTATAGTGGAAAAGGTGGAGGTTTATAGCACCAATGGAGTGGAACATTATCAGTGGTTCGCAGGGCATCTTGTAAAAGATGTAACAAAATTAGCATCTTCTTATATCAATATGATTGATGGTGAAAATGAATTAAGTATGAATTGGCAACGGACACCATTGTTACCGTTTAAATTTAATAACAAAGAAATACCATTGATAAAACGTGTTAAATCTCTTCAAGACGGCATTAACGTCATGTTAAGTGACTTTGAAAACAATATGCAAGAAGATGCCCGTAATACAATGTTGGTGTTGTATAACTATGGTGGTCAAGATTTAGGTGAGTTCAGACGTAATTTATCACAATATGGTGCTGTGAAAATAAATCGAAATAAGGATAATCAAGGCGGTGTAGAAACATTAACCATTGAAGTCAATGCCGATAACTACAAATCCATCTTATCTTTGTTTAAAAAGGCACTTATTGAAAATGGTCGTGGCTATGACGCGAAAGATGAACGTATGGCAAATAACCCGAATCAATTAAATATTAGAGCCATGTACAGCGAGATTGATCTTGACGCAGATGGTATTGAAACAGAGTTCCAGGCTTCATTTGAAGAATTGCTATGGTTTATCAATGTGCATTTAGCTAACTCAGGCCAAGGTGATTATGAAGGTGAAAGTGTAAATATCATTTTTAACCGTGATATTCTTATTAATGAGATGGAAGTTGTTGATGTATTAAATAAATCACCTTACTTGTCTGAAGAAACAAAGATTGCACAACATCCATATGTGAAAGATGTTCAACAAGAGATGCAGCGAAATAAGAAAGAGCGTCAGGAACGTTTGAATGAGTTTGACGGATATGATGACCATTTCAAAGCAATGAATTCAAAGTCTGGTGATGACAATGGCCAAGAGTAGAGATTACTGGCGTCGACGATTCGAAATGCTTGAGGAAGCACAACATCAAAAGAGTGCTGATTACTATAAAGATCTCGAAAAAGCTTATATTCAAACTATGCAAGAAATCGAAAAGGATATTGCTAGATGGTATCAACGCTTTGCTAAAAACAATGAAATCAGTCTTGATGAAGCTAAACAGTTACTTAAAAGTGATGAACTACGAGAATTTAGATGGACAGTAGAGGAATACATCGAATACGGCAAAAAGAACGCTGTCAATCAAAAATGGATGAAACAGCTTGAAAATGCCTCTTCTCGTGTTCATATAAGCCGTTTAGAGAGTTTGCAATTACAATTACAGCAACATGTAGAAAAACTGTATGGTGAGCAAATTGAGGGCTTTGAGCGATTGATGAAAGAGACATATCAGACGCAGTACTATCACACAGCATTTGAGATACAAAAAGCCTTTGAAATAGGTTTTACATTACAAGCATTAGATGAAAACTTATTAACTAAAGTAATAAGCAAGCCTTGGACCGCTGATGGTCAAACATTTAGTCAAAAGATATGGCGTGATCGTAACCTCTTGCTAGATACATTGCATACTGAACTAATACAATCAATGGCTCGCGGTGAAGCTCCTGACCGTATGATTAGTACGATAGCTAGAAAAATGAATACCTCACGTTCTAACGCAGCTCGGCTTGTTTTAACCGAATCAGCGTTTTTTAGTGCTTCTGCTCAAAAGGATGCATTCGGCGAACTTGATGTAGAGCGATATGAAATAATCGCAACATTAGATCATAAAACAAGTAGTATTTGTCGTTCCATGGATGGCAAGGTATTTAAGATGGCAGACTTTGAACCTGGTATAACCGCTAACCCATTCCATCCACGATGTCGTTCAACTACAGCCCCTTGGTTCGAAGATGATTACAGTGAGCGAATCGCTCGTGATTTAGATGGCGAAACATATTATGTACCAAGCAATATGAAGTATGAAGAATGGTACCAAACACAGGTAGAAAAACATGGCGAAGAAAAGATTGAGCGCTATAAGAAGATGCAACGCAATCACAAAACTGATAAAGAACAATATAAAAAACACAAAAATATTCTTGGTCAAAATGCACCTAAATCTTTTGAAGAATTCCAAAATATTAAGTATAGTGATAGTAACGAATGGAATAAACTCCAAGATAATTTATATGTAAAAACAAATCTTCAAAACGGTACCTTTGGCACCCAAGTTAATCCGGAAAAACAAGCTCCACATATGGATTCAACTCAAACAGAAGGAAAGAGTTATTTCTTTGATTCTGTGGATGTACAAAAGATTTTGGATCAATATGCAGGCACAGGGATTGTGGAAAAAGATCGTCATGGAAATAGAACAGTAAAAGAAGTAATTGTTTTAGATAAGATTATAGGTATAGCTGTTTCTAATAACGGCACTTACGAAACAAACAAAGTTAAGATTCATCACTCGAAAAAACGGACGCATTTAGTTCCGATTAGACCAGATTAAAAGGAGTGGAAGCATGGATATCTTTTATGATTCAGGAGTAAAAATTAAAGTTACTTTTACTGATGACCAAACTTTAGTGGGAATAGTAGACCATTGGACTTCCGCAAATGATAGCGAAGATGGTGTTCAAGAATTAACTATAAAACCCACCGAGGGAAAGCTTAAAGATCAGCTAGTTAATTTTAATGAAAATGAAGTAAGTACAATTGAAGTTATTAAGTAAAAGCACTTAACCAATCAACAAAGGTTAAGTGCTTTTATTATGCTTATTTTCGTCTTTTTAGCGCTTGTAGACGTTAAAGAACAAGTGTTTAATACCTAACAGGTCGTTACCTGTAAAAAACGAATTAGGAGGCTACTTAGATGAAAAAAGAAGATTTAATTGCAATGGGATTAAGTGAGGAACAGGCTGATGCTGTTGTTAGTAAATACGGAACAATGATTCCTAAAGAACGCTTTGACGAGGTCAACAAGGCGAAGAAAACACTTGAAGATCAAGTGAAAAATCATGAAACACAGTTAAAGGATTTGCAAGACAAGGCAAAAGGCAATGAGGAGCTACAAAAGACAATAACTGATTTGCAGCAGGCTAATGAAACGGCTAAAACGGAATACGAACAACAATTGAAAGACGAACGCATGAGTGCGGCACTGAAATTGTCATTACACAGCAAAGTACATGATGTTGATTTGGTAGCTGGCCTCATTAATAAAACAACAATTGAATTAAGCGAAGATGGAAAAGTAAAAAAAGGGCTTGATGAGCAACTTAAATCGTTGCAAGAATCAAAGTCCTTTTTATTTGTACCTGAAAAGCAGCAACCAACATTTAGAGGGTGGGTTCCTGCTGGAGGATTAGGCGAAGGAGAAGGAACGAGTGATATGGGTTCTAACTTCGCGAAAATGGCGAATGAAAAAGGTACAAGTGATACAAATAACAACCCTTGGGACTAAACAATAAGGAGGGCTATATATGCCATATGTAAAACCAATTGAAAGATTTCAACGTGTAAATTTCTTAGCATCATCAAAGGTACAGGCATTTACTTATTTAGTGAGTGATGTAGGTGTAACGGCTGATGCGAACGGAAAGAAAATCGTAAAGGCAGGTACTATCTTGCCAGCAAATGATGCTACCGCAGAAGGTATCTTATATACCGATGTCGATGTATCAAATGGACCGCAACCTGGTTCATTGATTGTGGAAGCTTATATTTTAGAAGATCGTCTACCTACTGCTCCAGATGCAGCAGTGAAAACAGCATTAAAAGAAATTAAATTCCGATAATTGGAGGGAAATCAATATGCCAGATGTTTTAGAGTTATTTAATCAAAAAACTGTATTAGATTATATGAAAGAGCGAAAGTACCAATCTTACGGTATTGGTGAAGCGCTTTTTCCAGAAACGAAGCATAACACGCTTGAATTTGAGTATCTTGTTGGGGCTAACGAATTGCCTGTCATCGCAAAGGTGCATTCATTTGATACAGAGGCAGAAATTGGCTCGTTAGATGCTGCTAAACAGGTGTTAGAGGCAGCTTATATCAAGAAGAAATATCAGATTACCGAAAAGGATCTAATTGCATTACAATTCCCACGAACAGCACAGGAGCAACAATACTTGATGCAACGAGTATTTAATTTAATCGACAAAGCAGCAAATGATGTTCGTGCTAGCGTTGAATTAATGCGTATGCAAGCACTTAGTACGGGTGAATTGAAATTAGCTTTGAATACAGCAGATGGTACACCTAAGACTCTTACGGTTGGATATGGAGTACCAGCAGATCATAAAGAGGCACTTGCTGGAACTGACCAATGGGGAACAGGTACAGAGGATATTCTTGGAGATTTAGAACGATGGTCTGATGCGTTAGATATTACGCCAACACGTGCGTTAACGTCCAAAAAAATTGCAGCTCTTATTTTACGCAATCCGAAGATTATTGGTTACCTATACGGCGCTGGTTCTGCTCGTGTGGCGAATTTAACAGATTTAAACGCTTTCTTTGCACAACAGGGATTACCTACTATTGCTGTATATGAATCAACTTCAAATACCAAATATCGTGAGCAAAACGCTGATGGAACATATACAACGAAGAGTTACTTCCCAGACAATAAATTTGTTATGTTTGGTGATGGACCACTCGGTGAATCGTTATACGGTCCAACACCAGAAGAGTCACGCCTTATTCGTAGTGGTTCTGATGTTGAAATGACTTCCATCGGAAAGGTAATCGGTATGGTGTATGAAGAAGGAAAAGATCCTGTTTCAACATGGGCAAAAGCAGCAGCTACAGCAATTCCGTCATTCCCAGAAGCGCAAAATGTATTCCAAGCGCAACCGATTGCATAAGGAGGTTATTTGAAATGGCAAACATTAAAGTAAAAGTGAAAAACGGCGCTTTCCCTATACGTTATAAGGGAGAGCGTTATTTAGTTGGTGAAGAATTAACTATTGACGAAAAACATTTGAACGAATCAATGATGGAAAGGTTAGATGAGCCAAAAAAGGCTGCTCAATCAAGTAAAACGTCTGAAAGTGAGTGATTCGTATGTATCTAGATGCAGTAATGAGATTATCTGCACTAGGAGTAACGTTATCTAGCGCTCCAAGCAGTCCTGACGATATGCTATTGAAATTCGCTATCGATAAAGTAACTAACCGCATTAATAACCAAACTAATTTAACAATGATTCCAACAGGTTTAAATGAAATTGCCATTGATATGGTGGTAGGAGAGTTTTTACTTACTAAAAAAGCGATGGGCTTATTGGATATCGAAACACTTAATTTTGAAGTTGTTGCAAAACAAGTACAGGATGGTGATACGAATGTAGTATTTGCTGTAGAAGCAAATAGAACACCAGAGGCTCAATTTGAAGCATTTATTTCGTATCTGCAACATAGTAATACAGACTTTTTAAAGTACAGGGTACTCACATGGTAAGTACTCGTAGAAAAGCTGTAGAGTTGTTGTACAAAGGATTGTGTACAGTGAAAGTTTGGCAAGAGGTTGAAGATCCTGTTACTCATGCTACAGGCCACAAAGAAGTAACATTGTTTACTGATCAAAAGTGCAAACTGTCATATGAAAAACAAACATCAACAACGCCAGCTGGTGGTCCTGCATTGATTGCTCAGACTACCAAACTATTTATCGCACCTGAACTAGATATTCCGGCCGGTTCTAAAATTATAGTGACTCAACATGGTAAAACCGTTGAATTCGCAAGAAGTGGTGAACCTGCTGTCTACACAGACCATCAAGAAATAATGCTTGAAGCATTCGAGAGGTATGCATAATGAGTGTTAATTATCAGCAATTAAAAGCATTTGAGCGAAAGTTAGCCAAGCTTGCAAGAGGTGACTTTGAGAAGTTCTGTGAGGTAGCAGCAAAAGAGTTGGCAGCAAGGTTGTTAAGTAAGGTCGTTAAAATTACTCCAGTAGCAAAAGTGGATGGTGGAACTTTACGGCGAGGCTGGACTATAGGACAAGTGAAAAAGAGTGGATCAATCTACGAAATAGAGGTTATCAATCCAGTAGAGTACGCACAATATGTTGAGTTTGGTCATCGTACTCGTAATCACCAAGGATGGGTAAATGGTCGATTCATGATGACTATAAGTGCTGATCAAGTGGAACAACAAGCACCAGCTATACTTGAACGAAAATTATTCAACATGTTAAAGGAGGCTTTCAATGGATATTAATGATATTCAGAATGCAATATCAGTTAAGCTCCATGAAGCTTTCGGAGCAGATTATAAAAAATATATCGACGAAGTGCCGCAGGGATTTGTGACTCCTGCTTTTTTTATTCAATTTTTGAGCCTAGAGCATATCAGGCAAATCGGTAAGCGATGGAAGGTGACTACTCTTTTTAACGTGCACTATTTCCCTAAAAACGGCTTGTCAGAGGCGTCTAATATGACTTTAAAAATACAGCAAGCCATAAAAGAAATAACGCTATTAAATGGCTCTCAAATGCTTGGTACAGGAGCAAATAGTGAAGTTGTTGACGGTATTGGACATAACTTTATTCATTTTAATTTCTTCTTACAAGAGATTGAAGCAAAAGTATTCATGGGGTCATTGGATTACTATTTAAACAAAGAAAGGGTGGTATCAGTTGGCGAAAGCGATTCGTGAAATGGTTGAGCCAGTAGCTAGGGAAGATGTCAAAAAAGTCATTACATCTAAGCTACCACAATTCACAAAAGTACAACTTGTTAAAAGCCAGAAATACTATCATCGCCGTGATGCACTCAATGCGTTGTTAAAGAATGATAAAGAATATTCATTTGTTCAGGTGGATGAAATTTTAAATAAATTTGATAAAGGAGGTAAATAATGTGGCATTAGGTGGAGGACCATTTTTAACACAAAATAAAGTACTACCTGGAACGTACCAGAATTTCATTAGTGCGGCACGAGCTTTTGTAAACCTATCTGATCGCGGTTATGTCGGTTTACCAATCCCATTAGATTGGGGAGTTGATGGTGATGTGTTCGCTGTAACACAAGAAGATTTACAAAAAGACTCTCGTAAAATCTTTGGCTATGAATATACGGACCCTAAATTGAAGGGTATTCGGGATGTATTCAAAAACGCTATCACAGTTTACTTCTACAAACTCGCAGTAGATGCAGTAGCAGCTACAAATGATTTTGCCACAGCCAAGTACAAAGGGGTGCGAGGAAATGACATTACGATTGTAATCCAGTCTAATGTTGATGAGCCAGCAAAATTCGATGTTAAAACATTACTAGCAAATGTGGTGGTTGACGAACAAATTGCTGTTAGTGCTGCTAAAGATTTAGTCTCAAATGATTTTGTTGGATTCAAGACAAATGCAGAATTGACAGCTACAGCTGGTACACCATTAGTTGGAGGTTCTAATGGTTCGGACATTACTGGTGGAGCACATCAAGAGGCACTGGATGCTTTAGAAGCTTTTGGTTTCAATACTCTTGGCTGCTTATCTTCTGAAAGCTCAATTAAATCACTGTATGTAGAGTATACAAAACGCATCCGTGACCAAGTGGGAGGTAAGTTCCAATTGGTAGGACATAAGCTTGGTACTACAGACCATGAAGGTATTATTGATGTACAAAATGATGCTATTGGTTCTGATGAAGAGGTGTTTGGTGCAGTTTATTGGGGTGTAGGAGCACAAGCTGGAGTGGCCGTGAATCGCTCAAATACAAACAAACGATACGATGGTGAATTTACACTCGATATGACTGAAACAAAGACACAATCTCAACTTTCAACATTATTAAAGAGTGGTAAATATGTATTCCATCGTGTAGGGGATGAAATTCGTGTGCTTGAAGATGTAAATACATTTACATCATTTACAGTTGATAAAAATGAGGATTTCAATATGAATCAAGTTATTCGTGTGCTAGATCAACTAGCAATCGATACAGCACAATTGTTCAACAATCGTTATTTGGGTCAAGTGCCGAATGATCAAGATGGCCGTATCTCGTTATGGAAGGATATTGGAGCGCATCGTATGGAAATGCAACGTATTCGGGCTATCCAAAATTACAATAAAGACGAACTAACTGTGGCGCAAGGCAATTCAAAGAAAGCCGTTGTAGTAAACGAGGTTGTGATTCCTACTGTTGCGATGTCACAACTCTATATTACAACAACCGTAGCATAAAGGAGGGAATACAATTGAAAGTAAACAAGATTTCAAGAGAGGCAATGGCCACTGATTTATTACAAGACTTTTTACAAACAAAAAAGCAACCTAAAAGTCTCTTACCTTTGAATCTCCAATATTTTGCAGAGGCTACTATGCATGCTCGTAATGCTATTCATGGGGCCCAAGGTGTCGCGTATGTAACCATTGAAGGAAATCGGTATAAATTCGCTCAATTAATAAACTTGGAAGCTCGTATGGATAAGACTAAAACAAAAGTACCTATCATGGGCAAAACAGGTAAGGGGAATAAATCGACAGGATGGGAAGGTACGGGATCAGCAACATTTCACTTTAATACATCAATTTTCCGCAAGCTATTAAAACGTTACAAAGAAACTGGTGAGGATATTTATTTTGATATCCAAGTTACTAATGAAGATGGTTCTTCTACAGTAGGTCGCCAAACGACTATCCTTATCGATTGTAATATGGATGGTGGAATCATTGCAGCATTGGATGCTGATGCGGAATATCTAGAGGATTCAGTTGACTTTACTTTTGAGGATTGGGATATGCCAGAAGAATTTGAAACACTACAAGAGATGTTATAAAAAATTGAGCTCACTATGTGGGCTCTTATTTATTTAGGAGGAAGTCAATATGGCTAATCTAAAAGTAAGTGATGCAGTCACTACTGAAGATAAATTCGAAGAGATTTATAGAAATATAGGTAATCATTTTATTAATAATGCTGAACGTCTTGCTAAAAATGTAGTTGATTCAACTACAAATGTAGATATTTTTATCAAATTAGAGCCCAACAGCGTTGTAACGATTGATATTTCCCAAAGTGAAATTTTAAGAAGACAAGAAGTGTCTGTATTTCAGAATACAGATATAAGTGACACAATTGATCGAATTGTTGAAAATATGGAGAAAAAAATGGAGGAATTAAAGAATGTCTAACCTACAAGCATTTTTCGCACACAATAAAAAACAAAACGGAAATATTAAGAGAGCTGTTTCTAAAAGTTTTGTGGATGAACAAGGGAAACCTATTGAATGGGAGTTTGCGCCAGTTACGCCAGAGCGTGATGCTGAATTAAAGTCTGAATGTACAAAACGTTCTATGATTACACAAGGAAAACGTAAAGGACAATTTAACACGGACTTTGACCATTTTAAATACCAACGTTTATTAACAGTTGAATCTATTGTATTTCCAAATCTAAATGACAAAGAGTTACAAGATTCTTATAAAGCAATGGGTGCAGATGAACTACTTGGTAAGATGCTGACAATCGGTGAAATTGCTGATGCATCAGCTGCGGCACAAGAAGCGAATGGTTATGAAGCCGATTTGGAGGATTTGGTTGAAGAAGTAAAAAACTAATTGAGGACGGTGATGGTGACGCTAATATCATGCATTGGTGGATACAAAAGCAGCGTCGCCTTCCGTCCGAATATATGTCTCTACCTATCGCTGATAAAGCATGTATCATAGCATCTGTACAGATGAAGATTGAAGAAGATAAAAAGCAAGAGCGTGAAGCAAAACGAGGTTCCAGAAAAGGAAAGAAGCGATAGGAATTAGCTAATTATGCTAATTAGCTATAGTGAAATCCCTCTGTGTTATGTATATTTGTGTATGAGGAGGGGTACAGATGCTAGCACTCATAATTATTTTGATGATAATTATGTTTTTATTCGCATTAATAAAAGTTGGAATGTCAAAATCAACAGAATGTCATAAATGCGGTAAGAAATTTAAAATGCTTGGTAATAAAGTGAAATGTCCATTCTGTCATACTAAGTATTATAAACAACCTGACGGAACATATATCACAAAAGAGTAGCACTCAATTATGAGTGCTTTTTCTTATGCCTGAAAAGAGGTGTAGTTATGGCTACAATACGTACCGCAATTCAAATTGAAGATCGTTTAAGCCAACCCATTCGAGCTATGCATAATGCTATTTCAATGATGGTTAACCAAATGGAGCATATGAATGTAGCTTCTGGCGATATGTTCGATAGTTCTTCTATTGAGTTGATGCGAAGAAATTTAGCTAATGCAGCTAACTCAATGAATCAGATTGAACAAGAAATTCATGCAGCTAATAATGCGCAAGGTGGGCTAAACAATCGTATACGTGATGGTACAGATGCGATGAATGGTTTACTCAGTAAAGTGATGGCTTTAATTGGCGCTTATTTATCTTTGCAAGGTTTGGGTAAAGTAATTGAGATTTCTGATGAGTTAACAAATACCAAAGCACGTGTACAACTATTGGTAGAGGAAATGCCTGTTATCCCTGATCAGTTAGCTAAAGTTGATTTTGGACTAGGTGATATGAGCGATATAGAACTCGCACAACAGATGATTCATGACGCTGCTCAACGCTCGTATTCATCTTTTAAAGATACTGCTGACATGGTTTCGAGAATCGGTACCAATGCTCGTGATTCGTTCAGTAACTTGGGCGAGGTAGTAGCATTTACTGAACTTGTACAAAAACAATTCGGTATTGCAGGGGCAAGTGCTGTAGAAGCGAGTAATGCAACTATTCAGTTATCACAGGCACTAGCTAGTGGCGTGTTGCGTGGTGATGAATTGAACTCGATCTTTGAACAAGCACCAAACCTGATTTCAACTATCGCAGATTATATGGGAGAACCTCTAGGCGCGATTCGTGACTTAGCAGCTGACGGAATGATTACAGCTGACATCGTAAAAAATGCTATGTTTGCTGCAACAGATGAAATTAATAAAAAGTTTGACAGTATGCCAGTAACTTGGTCGCAAATGTGGACTTATTTTCAAAACGAAGCATTACGAGCATTTGGTCCAGTATTACAACAGATAAATGAAGTAGCAAATAGTGAGCGTTTTAAGGAATTTATTGCGAGTGCAACACAGGCCTTATATTTAATAGCTAACGTTATAGGATATGTTTTCAATGCCATTGTTTCATTAGGAGCATTCATTTATGATAATTGGCAATGGGTCGCTCCTATTATTTTTGGAGTGGGAAGTGCCCTGCTTATTCTTGCTAGTTATATAATCTTAGTTCGAACAGCTATATTGATAAAGACAGCAGCTGTTTGGGCTTGGAATGCTGCACTTGCTGCTAATCCTGTTGTATGGGTAGTAATAGCTATTATAGCTTTAATCGCAATAATATACTTAGCTGTAGCTGCAATTAATGATTTTACAGGTTCCTCTATCAGCGCAACAGGTATTATTGCTGGAGCATTTATGGTGCTTGGTTCCGCGATTTTTAATGTGATAGCATATCTGTGGAATATGTGGGCTTCTTATGCAGAGTTTTTTGTAAATGTATGGAAAAATCCTATGTATTCTGTAAAAAGATTGTTTTATAATCTGGCATCAAATGTATTAGATTCTATAATTTCAATGACAAGTGGTTGGGATAATTTTGCAACAAATTTCGTCAACGCAATCGTCAGTGCGGTAAATGGCGCTATTAAAGCTTGGAATTGGTTTGTTGATTTATTACCATCCGATATTGCTGCAAAAATTGGTATTGGAAAAGGTAGCGAAATCGCTCATACAGCGTCTATTACAAGTGATTTGAAAGGTCTCAAAGGTGCATTAGGAGATTGGGTTGGTGAAGCCCCTGCTGATTACTGGGAAGCTCCGAAAATGGAAATGAAATCATTAGGTGCTGCATGGGACACAGGTTACAACTGGGGTGCTGATCTCTTTAATTTTGACAAAGGCAATACAGGTGGCAATACTGATGCACTTATGAAATCGATTAACGATGCCCTTGGATTAGGTGACAAATTGGACAAAGGCAATGAAGCAGGTAAGAAAACAGCTGATAATACAAAAAAAGCAGCTGATGGCATTAAAATGATGAATGAAGACTTAAAGTATTTATGTGACATCGCTGAACGCGAAGCCATCAACCGATACACAACAGCTGAGATCAAAGTGGATATGAAGAATGAAAACCATATCAACAGTGAATTAGACATCGATGGCGTTATCGATAAATTCGGAGAACGAGTAGAAGAAGTTGCCGAAATGCTAGCCGAAGGAGGGCCAACAGAAGATGTATAACTTTTTTGTAGATGGTGTACAGTTTCCTGTTGCCCCTGCTGAATTGTCTACGAAGATTAATGGTAGAAACGAAACCATCGTATTAATGAACGAAGGCGAAGTCAACATAATAAAGAAAACTGGACTAACGGATATTGAGTTTGAGGTATTACTCCCAAACGTCAAATATCCGTTTTCTGTTTATCCGAACGGTTTTCAGCCAGCTACCTTTTATCTTGAAAAATTAGAAAAATTGAAGGTTGATGACAAACCATTTCAGTTTATTGTCAATCGTATGATGCCGAATGGCAATCTGCTTTTTGACACTAATATGACCGTATCACTTGAAGAATACGAAATACTAGAATCGGCTGAAAATGGCTTTGATGTCAATGTACGAATCAAATTAAAACAGTATAAAGCTTACGGGAATAAAAAGATCAATCTGAAAACTGCTACAAAAGCCAGTAATTCAACGAGTACTACTAAGACAGCAACTAAAGCTGTCGTAGAGCAAAAACGGCCAACAACAGGGAAGACGACACCGAAAACTCATACCGTTAAAGAAGGAGAAACACTATGGGCCATTGCCAAGAAGTATTTAGGTGATGGCTCGAAGTATACCGAGCTAGCAAAAATCAATAACATCAGTAATCCAAGCGTCATTAAAGCAGGGCAGGTGATCAAACTTGGCTAAATCAAAACTATATATCATGAGTAGAGGGCAACTATACGAATGTGCTGTAGAGGAAGGTGTTGAGTGGGAAACACATCGAAAAGGCACACCAGGTAAGTTGACATTCAAAGTAGTTAAGGATGAAGTACTTAACTTCCATGAAGGTGACGCAGTACGCTTTGAATATGACGGCCATAAGATATTTTACGGTTTTGTCTTTACCAAGAAACGTACAAATAACAGGGTTATCACAGTTACTTGTTACGATCAGCTGCGCTACTTTAAAAATAAAGACACATATGTATATTCCAAAAAAACGGCTGCTCAAGTACTTCAAATGATTGCGAAAGATTTTAGATTAAAGACAGGTACCGTAGATAATACAAAACATGTCATTCCATCTATGGTGGAAGATAATCAAGAACTGTTCACGATCATGGCTAATGCTCTAGCTGAAACAACTCTTCACACAAAAAGTTTATATGTACTCTATGATGACTTTGGGTCACTCAATTTACGAGAAGCCAAGACGTTAAAAACTGATTTGCTGATTGATGAGAGCACAGGGGAGTCATTTGAGTACACGACATCCATAGACGAAAATACGTACAACAAAATTAAGCTGATACGTGAAGATAAAAAGAAAGGGAAACGTGAAATTTATATTGCCCAAGACAGCAGCAAGATCAACGAATGGGGCGTTCTACAACTCACTGACAAACTAGGGGAGAAAGATAATGGTAAAGCAAAGGCTGATGGCATGCTAAAGCTGTACAACCGTAAATCTAGGAAGCTCCATATTAATAAAGTTTTTGGTGTACCAACTGTTCGCGGTGGCAGCCAAGTAGCTGTCCAGTTGTATGTTGGTGATTTGACTGTAGCAAACTTCATGATGGTTGAATCAGTGAAGCATGTTTTCAAAGAAAGTGATCACAGAATGGATTTGAAGTTAATAGGCGGTGATTTCATTGCGTAGCATGGAGGATATTCTAAAAGAGATCCAAAAGCTAGTTTTGGGTGTTATTAATGCACAACAACTATCTACGGTTGTCTACGGTACTGTATTAAGTGTAAGCCCACTAGAGGTTCAAGTAGATCAAAAACTTACTTTAAAAGATGAGCAATTAAAGCTTACTCGTGCTGTAATGGATTTTGAAGTAGATATGACTGTTGAACATGAAACTGAAATTACAGATCTTCATATACATGAATATAAAGGGCGCAAAAAATTTAAAGTTCATAACGGTCTTGTGGAAGGTGACAAAGTAACTATGATACGTGTTCAAGGTGGCCGACAATATTTAATCATAGATAAAGAGGTGGTTTGATGATTCCACAAAATGATTATGAAGAAGAACTAACTGCTGATTTTGAAGAAGTGGTTCAACCCTCTCGCACCTATAAATTAGATTTAGAACGAAAACGCATCGTTGGGTATGCAGATGGACGAGAAGCCATTGAACAGGCTATATATAAAGCATTAAGTACTGAGCGATATGAACATTTAATTTACACATGGAACTATGGAGCCGAAATAGCAAAATTGTTTGGTCAACCTATTCCTTATGTATACAGTGAATTAAAAAGACTTATAACCGAAGCGTTAACACACGATGATCGTATCGAAAGTGTTGATGCTTTTTCTTTTAGTCATGTAAAGAATAAAGTGCATGTGCAATTTACAGCTCATACGATAGCAGGTGAAATTGAAATTACAAAAGAGGTGGTGGTTTCATAATGTTTGAGCATCAAAGCTTCGAAGTGATTGTTGAACGTATGTTAGAACGAATCAGTAATGATGTAGACAAACGCGAAGGCGCCATTATCTATGATGCAGGAGCAATGACAGCGAAAGAACTTCAAGAGATGTATATTGCGTTGGACAGTATTATCTTAGAGACATTTCCTGAAACAGCATCGCGTCCAAATTTAATAAGACGAGCAGAAGAATACGGTGTCTACCCTTATGAAGCAACCAATGCCATATTAAAAGGTGTTTTCAGCAAAGATATTCCTATTGGGTCTCGATTTTCTCTTGGTGAATTAGATTATATAGCCATTCAACGGATAGCACCAAAGGAATATGAAATGCGATGTGAAACGGTAGGAGTGATTGGTAACACTCAATTCGGTGCCTTAATTCCAATCGAATACATCGATGGTCTTGAGACAGCAGAACTAACAGAGCTACTCATTCCTGGTGAAGATGAAGAACCTACGGAGGATTTCCGTAGACGTTTTTTCCTCACTCGTAAGCAAATACCGTATGGTGGCAATCGAGATGATTATATTCAAAAAGTTATGAGTATTCATGGAGTTGGTGGCGTGAAGCCTTATCGTACTCCTGCAGGTGGAGGAACAGTTGGGATAACCATTATTGATTCTGATTTTAACCCTCCAACAACCTCATTAATTGAGGATGTACAAACTATATTAGATCCTGTTGTAAATAGTGGTGAGGGGTTAGGTGTTGCTCCATACGGTCATCGGGTAACGGTGAGTGGGATTGAAACTGTCACTATTGATATTTCCTTAAAACTAGTCATTTCCAATGTAACGTTAGGGCAGCTACAGAGCGAAGTGGAAGATACGATTAATGATTATTTCTTTTCACTCAGAAAAGAATGGCAAAACTCCAACTTCATAATTATTAGGCAGCTGCAAATTGAATCAAGGTTACTAGATATCGTTGGGATCAGTGATGTACTAGAATCAACGATTAATGGACAGGACAGCAATTTTAATCTAGCTCACAATCAAGTGCCAGTCTTAGGGACGGTGATTTTAGATGCTTGATAATCGAGTCGCAAGAAATTTGCCAGATATTTATGATGGCATAAAAGAAACAGATGAACTCACAAAGACGGTAGCCGTTGAATTAGATGAATTGGATAACGCTCGAAAACGAGTAGATGTTGAACAATTTATCATGACAGCCAGTGAAAAATTCATACGAATGCGTGAAAGAGGATATGACATACGTGCTGATCCAACAGTAGAAACGTTGGATTTTCGTAGACGTAGAATCATAGCAAGACAATCAACTAGGCTGCCAATTACTCAACGCAAAGTACATGAAATACTAACCGAACTAGTTGGTCATTCTAATTTTGAAGAGCATTTAGATGTAGAAAACTGTACAGCAACATTTACATTTGAAGCTACCGATACCATGTTTAACCGTGAAATTGATCTTACACTAGAGCGAATTATTCCTTTAAATATGGGATTAAAAGTGGCAAGGCGTTTATTGACTAAATTATATTTACCAAGCTATCTAGCGACAGGTTCAGAAATCACGCTGCATCCAATGAATATCGGAAAGATTGAAACAGAAACAAGAAGTAATAACTTGGTTGGTGTTAAAACGGCATCAACAATCACCATTACACCACTATAGAAAAGGAGTGATAGGATGGCGCAATATGGAACTATAATCACAAACATTGGGTTGGCACAAATTGCTAATGCTCAAATTACACAGACGAAGGTGGGGTTAGAGTACATTGCCCTAGGCGATGGAAATGGTGCTCACTATGTACCAAAACAAAACCAAACAGCTTTAGTACACGAAGTTTGGAGAGGTACAATTGCTGAACTATCAATCGATCCAACTAACAGCAATCGTATTATTATTGATGCAGTTATTCCAGTAACTGCAGGTGGTTTTACGATTCGTGAGATTGGTATTTTTGACGATAAAAACAACTTAATTGCCGTTGGACAATATCCAGAGAAATATAAACCTCAATTAAGCGAGGGCGTGTCAGAGGAGACATTAATTCATTTTGTCATTGAAACGAATAATGCTGATGTTGTGAAACTTACTATTGATCCTACAGTAATTATTGCCTCTCGTAATTATGTTGATGGAAAAGTGGCTCAGGTGCAAACTGCACTTACTGAACATTCGGGACAAATTGCAACAACTGAAGAGTTGGGACATATTAAACCTGATGGCTTTTCAATAGAAGTAGATCCTGTTACAGGTGTTGCGAGTTCTCACGGAATCGTACAAAAATACAATACTGGTCATTTAAATGATTTAATAAAAAGTGGTTCGTATTCTTCAAAAGGTGCAACTGTAGATAGAGGATTTCCGAGGGACGTTAATGACACTCACGAAACATTAATTGAAGTATTTAAAACTGGTGAAGGGTGGGTATTACAACGCTTTACTTGGTGGGATAACTCCAGTACAAATATATACGAACGAGGTAAATACTTAAATATTTGGGGTTCTTGGTACACCCTGCCGTCTAGATTAACTTCTTCGTTAACATCCAGTTCTGAAATAATAGCAGCATCAGCTAATGCTGTTAAACAATTGAATGATAGTAAGGCTAATAAAGCTCAAGAGAATTGGATAACTGGGACACCTGCAGGGTCTTGGAGAAATGCTAATCCAGAGTTTCCGTTCCAATATCGAAAAGATGAATTTGGCATAGTTCATTTGAGGGGTGTATTAACAGGAGGGACAGCGGGGAATTCATGCTTCCAATTACCTGAAGGATATAGGGCGCAATCTGGTGAGCTAATTATTCCAGTAATCGCAATTAGTGGCGCTACGTTAAGGGGCATAACCTTTATGAAAATAGGTACAGGTGGATGGACTAATTTATCTACTGGCTTTGCCTCAGATACCTTTTATTATTTTGATAGTACAATAAAAGTAATTTTATAAGGTGGTATGATTAATGTTGAAACAAGTTTACGAAGTGGATTCAAAAGGATTTATAAAAGAAATCCATGTTTCTAGTGTTGACGAAAACGGGATCATATTAGAAGAAAGTAAACGGGGTTTTATTTCAGTTGACCCATTGGATATATTGTATTCCCCACAATGGAACGGAACAGAGTGGGTAGAAGGTGAAACAGCAGAAGAAAGAGCTGAACGTGAAGCACAACAATTGCTTGAATCATTAAAGCCTTCTCCTGAGGAAATTGCTGATGCAGAGCTGGAAATAAAAATTGTTACAATGCTCACTGAATTGGAGGTTATACAATGAGTGATAAACATTTAGAAGGATTAACTTTAGTTCAAAAACGACTTGTTAAAGCCTATGCAACTACTGTATTGGGAGAAGTACGTACAGTTGAAGATGTTAAACCTGAAGAATTACAACCTTATGTTGAACTAGAAATAGCTGAACGTGAAATTACTGTTCTAGCAAGTGAATAATCGTTCCATATTGTTCAGTACTGTTAAATATATCTTTTATTCATCCACGATCATCTAAGGATGGCAATTTTTATACAACAAGTCTTAAGTAATGCACTGTGCCGAGCAGTGCTATTTTTTATGTTGAGGTGAGGGCAGTGGAGCTTTTAGTAATAACAGGGGCAGGGATAGCTGAAAAAGTGGCCAATAGTTCAAATCCGTGGATTTACTTGTCAATCATATTAATAATTGCGGTTTTGATTGCTGGACGTTACATTTTCAATTATTTAATACAACTAGATCAATCGCATCGTGACGAATCAAAAGAACGGGAAAAAGCATTAATGACGCATTTAGAACGTTCTAATGAATCACAAGAAAGGACAGCGAATGCATTAGAAGGTATTCATTCCAGTCTTTCAACATTAGAGGGGCGAGTCGATCGTATCGAAAAACATACTTATAACAAGGAGAGTGCATAAAATGGATTTAACTAATATTTTTATGATTGCAATGGTGATGGTTGCAATCGTCTTAGCAGTTGCAGAGGTACTAAAAAAGACATTTAACCTTAATACTCAGTACATGCCAATCACATCGGTAGTGATTGGTATTTTTATTGGTTTGATTTTATGGCCGTTAGCTGATTATCCTGTGTACATCATGTTGATTGCTGGGTTTATTGCAGGACTAACAGCATCGGGGACATTTGATTTATTAAAAGCAGCTAAAAAAGAAGGTGAGCAGTAATGTCTTATGTAATTGAAAAACGCTTAATGTCAGGATTGCCAAATGCACGTTTAGATAGTGTTAAATATGTGATTGCTCATGAGTCTGGCAATCCAAATAATTGTGGACCGGGCGCATTAGAAAATGAAATTGCTTATATGAATCGTAATAAAGCGAATGCATTCACTTCCCACTGGGTAGGAGACGGCGGCCGTATAGTGCAAATTGCGCCTGTTAATCGTGTACAGTATGGTTGTGGCCCAAAAGGTAATCCACTTAGTTACGCACAGGTAGAACTAGCTCGAACGAATGATAAAGAGCAGTTTAAAAAAGATTACGCGGCTTATATTTGGCTACTAAGAGAACTTGCAAAAGAGGCTGGATTACCTGCTATCCTTGATGGATCAGGTAACGGAATTAAGTCCCATAGATGGATTACCGACAATTTAAAAGGTACAACACATAGAGACCCGTATTCATATCTGGAGAGTATGGGAATATCAGAAACACAATTTAAGTTAGATATAAAAAACGGAATTAAAAAGGAGGTAGTCAACGTGGATAAACCTGTAGAAACAAAAGTCATGTTGAATGATGCGAAGATGATTCCTGCCATTATTAAAGACGATAGGACTTACGTGCAAGTCCGTGAGATTGCTGATTTGTTAGGTCTTAAGCTTGTATATAACAATGAGAGCAAAACGACCAAATTATATGAAGTAAAATAATCGCTTTAAATGCCTAGGTACTCAAATAATTTTGAGCCTGGGCAATTTTTTTATTGCTTAAATAAGAACATTTGTTCTATTATATATAAATAAGCAATTTATTAAAATTAATGCTGTTAAGTCTTTTGCGGTATTAAAAATAACAACAGTTAACATATTGTATTGTATATGATGTACGCGTTAAAAAGTGGTCTTTTTTTATGTATAAAAATGGTTTTAAATCCATTATTTTTATGTATTTATTAATTTAACATCATTGACGAATGTCAAGATAAAGTTTAGAATGAATAAGTATAAATGTTATAGAGTGTTTACATTTTTGAGAATTTGTGATATCATGTCGTGTTTTGGTAGTCACCTTTTTTGTTTTTTTAAATAAAATAATTAAAAGATGAATAAAACTAATTTATTTGATTATCCTATGTGTTGACGAAATTAAAAAGGAGAAGAGGTATTAGGTATGATAAAAAAACCAAAAATTTCTATAGAAAAACTATATCCTCTTCTTATTTTTAATTTCGTTACTGAAGAGTTGCCAACTAACAGTACTTATGAAGATAGGTTGATGTGGCAAAAAGTTGGTTATTTAGCACAACAATTTGGTGCTTCTTTAAGTGACTTTAGCTTTACATGGTATAAGGCTGGACCTTATTCTCCAGCGTATACAAGTGTATTATATAGCCTTCCCGATAATTTAGATGATATGTACAACTACCGATTAGACGAAAGTGTCATCGAAAAAATAGAACCCTTAAAGGAAATATATGAGAGTGCACCACATGATATATCTGTTGTTAAGTGGCTTGAATTAGTTGCTTCACTTCTCTATATTGTGAAGGAAATGGGATTAGATAAAGATTCTTCAATAAAGACATTAAAAAGGAGAAAACCGTTTTTTAATAATACATTTCATAATAATACCGCTTGGGGTTTATTGGAAAACTTGGGTATGATATGATAGGACTAAACGATTAAACGTTTAGTCCTATTTTTTTGAAAGTGAGGAAACCCATGTTCAATCCAGATTACGCATATGAGAAATTTGTTAGTTTAAAAGATCAATTAGTCGAAATGAATAGCAGAATTTTAAATGAAGCTGATACCAGATTGAAAATTATTGATACCTTATTTATAGATATACTAGGGTGGGATAAAAGGGATTTAGAATTAGAACACTCCATTGGTGATACAAAACAAGATCAAGAACACAAAACACTTTTTGCAGATTATTTATTAGAATCTGATAATAATCTATTTTTAATTGAGGCTAAAAGAAATGAAAGATATTTCAGTTTGCCATCAAGCAATCATAGAACATATAAAAAAGAAAGTGGCTTTTTAGCAACTAATAAAGATAACAAAAAATTTATTGACCAAGCAGTTCAGTATATGAATAAGATTGGAACTCCTTTTTGTGTTCTTTGTAATGGATTGCAATTAATAATAATTCGTAGAAGGACGGTTCGAGTTAAAAGAGATATATTGGTCTTTAAAAATATAGAGGATATTGATAGGAATTTTATTGATTTTTATAGCATATTAAGCCCTTTAGGGAAAGGGGTAAACTATTTAGATGAAGTATTGGAAAAATTCGATACAATAAGACAACCTCCTATCTTCGGTAAAAGAATTTTTGATTCATTAGTAGATAAATTAGAGCAAACATCGAATGCTACAGTAAAAGGTGTTATGGATGAATACATCACAAATTACTTCAGTGAATTAACTACTAGCAAAGCGAAAATAGAGACATTAAAGGAATGCTATGTTGATCCAAAAGGGAAATTTAGTCAGTTTTCTCAACATCTTAAACAAAAAATTGTTTCGTCCCAAATAAATGAGTTACAGTATGCAAGTGTAAGTGATGAACCTAAAGCTTGGGGATTTGGTAGTTTTGAAAAACAGTATATTACTAAATTAAAGGAAAATGAAAATTCAGTGTTTGTTTTGGTTGGAGGGGTTGGGGCTGGAAAAACAACCTTTTTAAACTATTTTTACTTTTATGAGTTAGATGATGCAATCAGAAAGAACCTGATCTGGTTGAATATCGATTTTTTATACTTTTCTGATAGCAAAGATAAAGTTAATGATTTTATTGCTAATGAAATATCTGAATACTTAAAATCTGAGGCCTTAAGTAAATTTGGTGTTAATAAATATGAAGTTAAATTAAAAATTTATGAAAAGGAGATAGAGAGCTATAAGGAAGGGTTGCCAGACTTTATAACCAAAAACCAATCAAGATTAGACGATTTGATATTCGAAAAACTTACAGAATGGGAATCTGATGATTATATCCATTTAACGAAAATTTTTAGATACTTAAGGGAAGAATTAAATCAAAAAGTGTGCTTTGTATTTGATAATACAGATCAAAAAGTTGATGATGAGCAAGTTGAGGTACTTATGAGTGCATTTAAATGGGCAAGGGATTTTCAAGCAACCATTATTACCTCATTAAGACTAGAGAATTATTTTGATATTAAGGATAGACCACCTTTTGATGCTTATCAACCAATTACTTTCCGAATTGAACCTCCCAGTGTCAAAGAATTATTATCCAAGAGATTACATGCATCAAAACAGTACCCTAAAGAACATTTTATTATTGATATAAATCGAATGGGATCGCCAAAGGCTATGAAAATACCTATTGCAAAATTTGTAGCAATCTTAGAAAATACATTAAATAAAAGTTCTGATTATAGTATTGAAGAGATGCTTGAAAGTTTATCTGGTGGAAATATGAGGAGAATACTATTAATATTCAAAAACTTTATACAATCAGGAAATTTTACGCTCTACCAAAATTATTCACTAATAAAAAGAATGCAAGAAGCGTCTTTAACATATCAAGAGGTACTAGGGAGTATAGCATTAGGGGATAATAAATATTACCAATCAGTAGATTCACCAATTCAAAATTTGTTTGCTTTTAATCCTAATGATGGATTTAATTCGCATTTCTCAACTTTATACCTACTCAAATATTTAGAATCTAAAGCCCAAACTATAAATCAATACAATAATGGGTTTATAATGATTGAGGAGTTATACCAAAAATTTGATTGTTTATTTAGTACAATTGAGGATATGAAGCAAGAGGTTGGACTTTTATTGAATCATTTCATAGTTGATTCTAATATAGGGGAAAGAAAAGCTTTGCACAATACTACTTCCATAGCAATTTCAGAATTAGGTATATATTATTTGAACAACTTTTTAAAAGATTGGAATTATTTCAAGTATATAATGATTGATACCTCTTTGAAAAATAAACAAATATATGATGATTTGATGTCGAATTCTAAGAAAGCGTTTAGAATAGTTAACAGAGAAGCTCAGACGAAACAAATGTTATTTACAATAGAAATGTTCTTGGAATATTTAAAAGAATCTGAAGATGAAGATTTAAAATATATAAATACGCTTTATGGTGAAAAATATAATAGTGTATTGAAATCATGCATGCCAAATATTATACAAGATTTTAGACATAGTAAGGCAAATGAACTGTCAACATTTTCGGTGAAACGTTAA